GCAACTAAGTCCAAGATGTTTTGAACTGCGTTATTGACGCCGTTTGTTTTGAGCGTAATGCCGTAAGCATTGCCCGTGCCGCCCGATGATGTACCGCCAACTGACCACACAGCGGGAATATCGCACGCACTCCAGTCCCACGGAACCTCGAGCTGCAAGCTAAACGACACACCCGTCAATGTATTCTTATACTCTTCTACGAATGGTTCAATAACAGGTGGCGTGACTAGTTGCACATCGAAGCCAAACAGTATAAGACCGTTCTTAACTTCCGCAATTAAGTCCTGTGCAAGTCGCACGCAGTCGCTGATGACTTCGCGCTGGTATTCTGCTTTTGTCTCTTTGTCACGCGGGATGTCTGCAAATAAGATTTGAAAATCAAACTGCATACCGCCCTCAACAGGTTTGATGTTATTCGGCACAACGTGCATGAATGGATACTGCTCATTTTGATCCATATCCGCTAAGTCAATCTGACCATGCGTGAACCTTTTGATAAGCAAGTGACCAGCGGCAAATGCTTCTAGTCGGTTGATAAGAACGTTGTAGCTGTAATTGTAACTGTTCATTGCCTGTTCCTTTTTTTCATTTCAATTTTCTGCACTTGCACATAGTCGGCTAAATATGTCAAGTGTGTAAACACTTCATAGGCCCTTCGCTCTGTGACCATGTCAAACTTTGTTATATCCCGGTCAGCTAACACCTCAATGATGTGAAACCAACCGTAAACATCTAAGCCTTCTGGAGTGTATTCATCCTCGCCGCTTCCGTCACTATCTCCGTTATCTCTTTTGCCAAATAGTCTAGGGAACTGCCGTATAGTTCCTGTTCTAAACTTGAAAAAAAAAGCAGCACATTCAGTACATGGTCGAGGGTAAGTTGCTTAACGCTGTCTATGTACTTACCTACTTTTGTACTATCATATTTCTCGATGTCATAGCGTCCTGCCCACTTAGCCATTACTGGACGGTATAGGATAGCCATCATCTTGAGTGCTGCGTTTGCGTTCAACTTGCCGTTTTTGTATAGGTTGTTGCAGTTTGAATCTAAGTCGACGTATTCACCAAAGGTCATTTGGGTAAGGTCGGGAATGAATCCAAGTTCAATCGCACCTATGCGCACCTTGTGTTCGAATGTGTCCGTGCCTAACTGGATTGCAGCTTCAAACCTCATGATGATTTCATCAATCACGTTTGCCTGTAATAGCTTAATGCTATCCATGCTTTTGCCAGTGATCACTCGCACACGCTCCGAAGCATCAACCGCGTTTTGATAGTCGATGTACTGCGCAAGTGTGACGGCCTTTGCGTTCGCTGCTATGTTTACTTTAATCTTCATGCTGCTGTTGTATTGTAGTTTTTGTGCCTGATTTGTTACAAGTCTGAATGCACCTGAATAATAACGGGGGATTTTTCATCGCCGCTGTGCGTTATGCGGGCCTGTTTTGGTTTGAAGTATTCGAGTAGCGCAGTGTAGTGTTTGATGTACTCCTCATCCTCCATGTCGTTCATAATGCGCATACACTTTTGCGCACCTTCAGCTACGAACCATTCACCCAGCTGTTCCCACATCTTAGTCTTTTCACTTACTGCTCCTTTTGGTTTTAGACCACCATGCCCTGGTAAGAGGTGGCCTTTCTCGTTGCGTGTCTTTTCCATTTATTTCAATAAGATATTGTTATTTAGCTTCATACTGCACAATGCAAACTGCAAGACGTTGCTGTGTGAGGGGGTATTCTGCTGTGGTCTTTGCATCGCTCATGCAGCGTGCGATGAATGCGCTCTTTGATTCGTCTGTTGTTGGTGTTGGTAATGGCATGTGTTTATTTTTTATCTTGTTGTTTTCCTAGTTGACGTCTGAACTCTTTGATAAGGTCACGGATGCAAGACGGGCACTGTGATGGTAATTGTAATGTACCTGTAATCTTAGAATACCACGCATAAAGTTCATTGATATCTACCTGCTCTATTTTATGCGCACCTATTAGACCTGCTATGAATACATCAAGTTGCGCTATCTCACGTTTGCTCCAATTCAATGCATGCCATTTATGTGCCGGGCAGGATGTAAATCTAAACATCACTTTTGTCGGCATGTGACAACCGCAAAGCCTTATCTTTTCTTTGTAGTACGTCACGTTATTTTCTTCCGGTTCTACGGTGTTGCCGATTACGGGCGTGCCGCACCACCCGTCGTTATACCATTTGCATTTTTTACAGATATTAAGCCTCTCCTGTTGGATGGCTGGATGCACGTTGAAGTTGAACATATTCTCTTATTCGTTTTATTGCTCTGTGAATTGATAGACGCAAGTAGGCATTGGGTATGCCTGTCTCTTCGCTAAGTTTTTTGTAGTCAAAGTCAGGTTTGGAATATAGACGCAGCAAAATAGCATCGTGTTCATTCAACCTGCCTATTGCGCTGTATAGATATTCCCCGTCTATGAAGTGCCCTAGCCATGTTTCGTCCTGTTTGGCGTCATCTACGGCCTTATCCGTTATAAGTTCATAGTACTTGCGGTAGCGTGTGGCGTAATCGCTTCTATTGCTGTGCCATGATAACCATAATGCACGATCAACATATTGCCTAACCTTACCACCGCAGACGATTTCAACTACATCTTGTTGCGGCCTATCCAGTAGCCGGGTAATAACCTCATGCACTAGGTCACTTGCCCTGTTTTTGTCGTGAGTTAAGCCGTTAGCCTTCGCCAACCATGATTTGTAATGCACTGATATTTCATAACTTACGCAGTCCGACAAAATTTTAACAATTATTTTCTTGCGGGTGCAATTATTTGCACTATCTTCGCCCTATCAATAACAAATTTAAAAACAAAATCATGAAGTATCACACAAAAAATTTCAACGGTAGCGATTGCGCTTGCATCAACTGTGATTGGTCTTACCTGTATGAAGATTTAGTTACGCAAGTTGGTCACGAATTCATCGACGGCATCAACAAGGACAATCCTGAAGAGCAGCCGTTAAGCCATAACGAGTGGTATGATTACAAGTATGAAGTAATCGAGATTATTACAGAGCGTTACAGCGACATTCTCACAAGCTGCGACAACTGCGATGAGTACGATGACCAAGAGAATGGATATCACAGCTACAAGGAAAGCAGACTATCTTAAAACAAACAGGGGTGCGACTGACCAACGCACATCTTTTTAAAACGTAAATCAATAAATACAAAATAAAATGGAACTCCCAATTTTTTTCACCAAGCACATGAATTCAAAGATGACATCATTCGTTATGATTGATGAAACAGGAAAGGAAATCGCAGTTGATTGCAGTTACGGTGACTACGCAATTGTCACAGACCAGCATGAAATTGATAGCCGCAAAGATTTGCAAGACATTATTGATCGCTATACGATGAACTGGGATGTGAGCATAATCAGTGAGCAGGTATTCAAGCACCACTTTAGCATCGCACACCGTGAAATATTTTACAACGTCAATCCACAACTAAGACCACATGAAGAAAAGCAACTTGGATAGGCTAATCATCCGTAAGTTGGGCAGTAAGGCTGCCCTCTTGCGGGCGATGCAGCTAACATCCACACCAATCAGCAGGCGTGCCATGTTCTATTACATGAAAGACGCCAACACGCTCAACGTTATTCAGCTCGTTAATCTATCCCGCGTGCTATCCGTTGACATAGAAGAATTAATAAATACCATAACAATCAAACATGAAGGTGATGAATAAGATAACTTTACCAGTTCGCCGCGTAAAGACACGCGCAGAAAAAGAAAAAGATATGCCGAGCAACCGTGCGCTGCCTAGCCGTAGCGATGTCATCTACATTCAAAAGTACTTTGGTACAATACCGTTCAATGTAATGGCTGCACACCTTAACATCAATCCTCAAAAGCTACTGCGATTTGCGCGGCTAATCTTTGGACCGAAGCAGCATGAGTTGAAATGGAAACGAATGATTGAGACGCTGGAGTTCATGGAGGGGCAGAGTGAAGTAGAGGCGGAAATCTTGAACGAAAAGATTGTGCAAAGCAAGTATGCAAACATTCCGGTGCGCCGCAAGATTGTGAACTTGAATCGCATGTACTACCTATGTACACTCAACTACTCAAAGCGTTACATCGTAAAGTTTGATATTCCTGTGGATCTACACACGATTGAATTCTGCAGTGTTGCGATGGGCTGTGATTATGAAGTAAGTCCATTAGGCCCATGGGAATACATGCAGCTTGAAAAGGATTTGCCCATTGTCAGTATTGAGGCGAATGAAGACTATGTCGGTTCGTTTTGGTTAGCAATGCAATCCATGTTAAACGAATGAAGCACGAAGAAAGCAGAATCCAGCAACGTTGCGTAGAATGGTTTAGATACTCATTCCCTCGCACCGTCATTGCATCTTTTCCTAACGGCGTTTACATCGGTGGCACTCCAGTGCAACGGGCCAAACGTTGGAACATCTTAAAGGCCGAAGGGGCCATGCCGGGTATACCTGACTTGATGATATGCATGCCGTCCATGAAGTACCATGCACTGTTCATCGAGATGAAAACGGAAAAGGGTAAGCTTTCTGAGAATCAAAAAATCGTTCACGCCATGCTCATCAATGAAGGCTATGCCGTCAAGGTGTGCAGGTCGTTTGAAGAATTCACAATAACAATCAAAAAATATATGGAATCATGAGAAATTATACAAAAGAAAAGTATCTGGAAGCATTGAAATATATGGCCGATAAAAATGCTTTTCACGGTAAGCTAACTGCTGAACAACTAAAAATTACTAATACTTTTTTCTCTGTTTGCGTAGAATTAGGCTTGCTTCGTAGAGCCGCATTAAATGGTACATACGCTTGGAATTTATCACGCCAACCAATGATGTCAGATGTTGAATCTATTTGCCTTAGATTAAGGGCTAAAATGCATGCACATCGAAATAGGAAAGCATCTACGCAGTTGACCATCAAACCCATCCGCAAAGCTCCAGCACCTACACCCATGCCGGTGGTGGATGAACCTGACTACGACAACAGCAACAGCAAGATGTTACTGATTATGGCAGTGGGCCTAGTCATCGGATTTTTAATTGCCACAGCTATTTGGAAGTAGAGATAATTTGATTATCTTTGCAACGCTCGTTCGTAATGAAAAATATTTTAAATCCCACCGCTATCACATTGCCATAAGCCATTCGGCTACGGACGAGCCTTTGTGTGTAGTGGTGGGTATTTAGTTTCTATGAAAACTAATAACGGTTACGACCTTTCTCGGAAGTGGTTTGATTTTGCCTTTGAGCATTCAGAGGTGAAGTGCCAGCACACTGCTTTGTTCATGTGGATCATTGAACTCAACAACCGTCTTGGATGGAAAGAGCAGTTTGGATTGCCTACCAATGCAACGATGGAAGGTCTGCATATTGGAAACAAGCGAACCTATCTTGCAGCAGTTGAGGATTTATGCAAGTGGGGATTCATTGAAATAATCAAAGAATCTAAGAACCAATATAGCAGTACTTTAATATCAATATGCCGTAGCAAAAAAGCCACAGCACTGCACACGGCATTGGATACGGCATTGATACAGCATAGCAACGGCATTGAACACAGCATTGAACACAGCACTGCCCCCATAGATAAACAAAGAAACCAAGAAACAAAGAAACAAAGAAACAATAGAGTGGTGTTTACACCACCATCCGAAAATGATATTTATAATTTGATGGGTGAGTTGAATATGAAATCGGGTGCATGGACAGAAGCTAAGATTGTAACCGAATCAAAGAACTGTTATGACCACTACACAAGCACTGGATGGAAAACCACCGGGGGCGCAAAAATTGTTTCTTGGGAAGCGACCGTCCGCAAGTGGATGAACAAAGCATATACATTTGAAAAAAATCAAAAACCAAACTCTTATGGCAAACAATCAAATTCAAATTCAACAGCAGACAGCGTTGCAAAAGCTAATGCACTTTACGCCGAAGCAGTCGCTATCAGTCGAGCACGCGATAACACAAGACCAGATTGGTCTTCTCAAGAAGCTTGACCCACAAACAACCAAAGACAAAATCATTCAGTTGCTGACGCGATGCACTCAACTGATGAACGTGCAAAACAATATGAACGCGATGCAGATTGAGTTTTGTGCAGAACAGATTATGATGGATAAATATTTTTACTCGCTTGAAGATATCCAGTTATGTTTAGATCGCGGTGCTGTTGGTGCATATGGCACGATATACAACCGAATTGACCCGGCAACAATCCTCGCATGGTTTCCACTTTACGACCAACAACGACAACCGTATGTCACTGCAAAGCGACAAGCCCAAGAACAAGCCAACAACATCTACGAAATCTTTGCACACCCGCAAATGAATGAAGCGATGAAGGACGTTGTAACAAAATTAGATGCAAAAATGTTACAAGAGCCGGTGAAGGAAATCATACGCGGCAAACCTAGCGAACTTGAAATAGCGTTGATGCGCGAGTACGATGAACTGCCACAATGGGTTAATGACCAGCGCTTCCGACTTTACAAAAATAAACCATTTCAGTTTACAGAATATAGATACGAACGCTACCGCGAGCTGATTGAAAACCAAAATGAATACTAATGAAGTACGATCAACACCGCGAGATTGAACTGCTTCGTAAACTTTTTGTGTTGACAGCTAAGCGAAGTATGAGACCATCGATGACCGATAATGTTGCAATGCGTCTTATCTTTGAGGAGTTACATTTGCTTACAGACAAAGATGAATACAGGCTATGACTATCGGTGAACTTTGGGATGCGCTGGCTCAATACCCGGATGATACAGAGGTATTCATCGGGTTTATCAACGGCCATAGCATCGACGAAGAACCATTCACAATAGCAGAGATTAGCAACATGCGGGGCAACATCACAATAGCTTTTATGCTCGACGACATTAACATAATCAATAATTAAATACAATGAGTAACTATCAATTAAAGGAAGGGCAAGGAAGCCTTTTTAAAAACACAAAAAAAACTTCACCTAATCAACCTGATTCCTATGGATCAATAATGATTAACGGCAAAGAATGGCGGGTATCAGGATGGACAAAGCAAGGTAAAACGGATAAGTTTATTTCGTTGCAGTTATCTGAACCACGTGAGCAAACGTATTCCCAACCTCAGGAAAACGATGCGAATGATTTGTTTTAAATGATTGAGTATCTACCGAAACAAAATGAAGCACTGCGCGTATTGGGTAATTCACACCCAGCACGTGTGGTGCTTTTCGGTGGGGCAGCAGGTGGTTCAAAATCTTTTATTGGTTGTGCATGGCAGATAAGCCGTAGGTTTAAGTATCCCGGCACGCGCGGTCTGATAGGCCGTAGCAAACTAGACACGCTAAAGAAGACCACGCTCAAGACGTTCTTTGAAGTAGCGCACATGTTAGGGCTAGCACCTAATGAACACTACACGATCAATAACCAAACGCACGTAATCACTTTTAACAATGGCAGCGAGATAATTCTCAAAGACCTTTTTGCTTATCCATCAGATGCGGAGTTCCATAGTTTAGGCGGCTTAGAATTAACAGATGCCTACGTAGACGAGGCCGCACAGGTGAGCAAACGTGCAATAGACATTCTGCAATCCCGCATACGATTTAAGCTAAATCAATATGACCTCAAACCAAAGATGCTGCTTACATGCAACCCTTCAAAAGGATGGTTGTACAACGAATTCTATTCCCCGTATAAGACACAAAACCTACCGCAACATCTTGCGTTCATACAATCATTGCCAAATGACAATCCGCATCTACCCGAGTCGTACATTGAAACGCTGCGCATGTTGCCTGAGGTGGACAGAAGACGTCTACTGGATGGAGATTGGGAGTATGATGAGTCCGTAGACAATCTTTACCAGTACGATGATTTGGTGCGCTGCTTCCGGGATGAAGAAAGCAAAGGTGAAAAGTATATTAGCGCCGACATTGCACGACTAGGAAAAGATAGAAGTGTGATATGCGTGTGGCAGGGATTGCACTTGATTGAGATTCACGAACTGCGCAAGCAACCCATCACAACCGTTGTATCCAAAATCAAAGAACTATGCGCGGCGCAAGGCATCAAGTTAAGCAATGTGATATGCGATGAGGATGGAGTAGGTGGTGGTGTAGTAGATACGCTTAAGTGCCGGGGATTCCTTAACGGTGGGCGTGCTAAGCAAGCAGATAGATACATCAACCAAAAAGCGGAATGCTATTTTAAGCTTGCAGAATTGATTGAGCAGAACAAAGTAATCTTCAAAGTGAATCAGTTCCGTGACGTTATCATCCAAGAATTGGATATGATACGCCGTAGGCAACCCGAAGCCGATGGCAAACTTGCAGTGATCAGTAAGGATGAGATAGCCCGTATGCATGGCAAGAGTCCTGACTATGCAGACGCAATTATGATGCGTGTATACTTCGAACTGTTCCCGAACTACGGCAGCTATTCTTGGGCGTGAGGTGGTTACAATCTGTAACCGTTTGAAATTTTAACAATTTTTAACAGTTTGCATTGTCGGAGTGCAAGAAATTGCACAGTATATTTGTGGAACAATAACAAAAACAAAAAGTCATGACAAACAAAAACGAACAGTCAAATTATTACAATGTAATTGATAGTATGGGTAGACGAACTGATATTTATATTGTCGCATCAAACATTAAAGATGCTTGCATCGAAGCAAAAAAAAGACAAGCAGAAATTGGTTCGGCATACTACAAAGTAAAAAGATGTTACAACGGTGGTGTTAGAGGATAAAAAAAACAGGGGCGCGACTGTAACGCGCATTTACCCTTAAATTTAAAAACATGAAAGCAAGCAAACTCATCAAGTATCTAATCTATACCGCAATCTTTTTTGCAATTCTTAACTATTGTCAAGAGTTGAATGATTGCTTAATGCGCTATTAAATCGTATCTTTATTATCTAAAATCAATAACATGAATAACAGTATTCACAAAGACAATCTAGAAGCATTGCAGAAGTTCCAGCAGATGCTCAACGCCACGCCCGATGTAGCCGGGATTGAAAAAACTCCCGACCTCAAAGCACAGACGCTGGTCATCTCACACGTTGAGACTACGCTAGATGAAATGTTCTTCGGGCATTGGCGCACAGAGAACTTTAAGTGGGAACGCATGGCAAATGAAGTAGTCGGCAGCATTGACCTTATTGCAATACATCCGATAAGCGGCTACGAAATACGCCGTACGGGTGCAGCGTCCATTATCATCATGGTTGACCGTGCACCGCAGAACCTTGACAACGTAGAGCGTAACCGATGGGCGTTGAATGCAGACAACAAAAAGCCGAATGCATTAGACCTTGCATTCCCTAAATTGAAAACTGAGTGCATAAAGAACGCAGCACTGTCATTTGGTAAGTTGTTTGGCCGTGACCTTAACCGCAAGAATGCGGACCTATACAAGGCATTTAATCTTAAAGGTAAGTTACCACAGGGCGGCGATAAAGATGTGGCCTATGTGCTAGACTTAATCAACAATGCTGAAACGCTAATGGACTGCACACGCATTCAGAAAGCATGCAGCAGCGAGGTGCTTGCACAGGTATACCAAGAACTAAACAACCGCCGCAACTTTCTTATTGATCGCGGGGATGAGATGCGTCAATTCACCGAAGGCGTGTAAATGTTAAAAGATGTTGCAGTTGTTCGGGATTCCCGAACTTCTGCTACATTAGCAGTCAAATCAATAACACAAAAGCAAATGGAACAAGTATTATTTAGAGCGTCACAACTAGGTAAGTTGATGACCGATGCACGAACCAAAACAGGTTTGAGCGAAACAACAAAGAGCGCACTGCTGGAAGTCTATGTGCAGCAGAAGTACAAGCGTTACAAAGAGATAAGCAACAAGTACATCGAGAAAGGTCTAGCTGTGGAGAATGATGCGATAGACATGTGGCGCCGTGAGCGCAAGCAGATTGTATTTAAGAATGAGCAGATGTTTGCTAATGACTTTGTGAAGGGTACACCTGATTTGCTTATTAAAGATGATGAAACGGATTTGGTTGTGAATGTGCCGGATATTAAAAGTTCATGGGACATCTACACTTTCCACGATGCAAAAGCAAACGACCTTAGCAAGGATTACTTTTGGCAAGGCCAAGCCTACATGTGGTTAACAGGTGCGCCGCGTGCTACCTTCTGCTTTGTCCTAGTCAACGCACCATTGCATATGATTAATGACGCGAAGTATAGACTATCACGCAGCATGAATTTGATTGATGCGCAAAGTGACCCTACGTTCATGAAGAAAGCGCAAGGCATTGAGCGTTCGATGATTTACGACATGAAGCAATTCCTAAACGATTACCCGGATGCAAATCTAGAAACCGACCTTAGTGAGTGGGTGTATGATATCCCAGTGCAGGAGCGCATACATGAGAAGGTTGTAGAGTTTGATGCCGATGCAATCGCAAAGCTTCAGGAGCGTGTACCGATGTGGCGTGAATACCTTAATACTTTAGCACTATGAGTAAGGAAATTAAAATACTGATTTACTTAGTTGCATCCGCAGTGCTTGCATATCTGTGCGCTTTATTTATTACGTTAGAAATGGATATTACAAAATGGCCTAAAACGGGTAGATTCAGTTTGCTAATGATATGGGGTATATTAAATGTTGGATTAATCATTCATTTAGTGGTTTTTTATAACGAAGATGACAAATGACCACAGATCAACTCAAAGAGCACGTGCGCAATTCAATGCAGCACTATTACAACAAAGAACAGGTTATCGAACTAATCAATAAACTAAACAATGAAAGCAAAGGAAAAGGCATGGCAACTGTACTCGAACTATTTTGACATCATCGAGAATGGCAAGCAGGAAGGCAACCTAGCTGACGTGCATATCAAAGCAGTGAACGCTGCACTGTACGCAGTAGATGAAGCACTGGTAAACGCACCAAGTGAAATCATGCAAGACTTCGAAGGCACAGGTGAGTTCTATTCAGTCAAGGCATACTACCACCATGTGAAGAATGAAATACTAAAATTGAATAATCCAAAAACGAAAACAGAATGAGCAAAGAGACAGCAGTAGATTATCTTGTGGATGCAATAAGAAACCACATAGAAAAAGGCACATTGAATGCCGTGACTATTTCAGAATTAAAGATGGCTGTTAAGGTCGTTGAACGGGAACAGATTCGTGATAGCTACATTGCCGGCTTCAATCAACGTGATGAAGTTGACAAAGGACTTTTCTTTAATCCACTTGCCGTCACCTATTGTGAGAAAGTGTTTAGTCAATGGTATAACGAAACATACAAGTAAATCATGACACAAGAGAAAAAAGAAACAGCAATCCGTAGATTGCATATGACGCTTAAGAGACGCTTTAAAGGTCAAGCCATACAAATGACATGGGCAGAGATGGAAGGTTTATTAAACGCCGTGCAAACGATTGAAATGAACCACATACACGACTCATACAATCAAGGCTATAAAGATTGCAAAGCAGGATTACCAAATAAAACCGAACAAGATGAAAGCAACACTAACATTTGATCTACGCGATGACCAGCACGCATTTGATTGCGCTATCAATGGGATGAAATACTTTGACATGATTGATGAAGTCAGGCAGCATCTGCGCAGCCTTGAAAAGTATCAAGACCTTACCGAAGACCAATACGAGTTAGTAGGCAAGATGCGCCAATGGTTAGCGACTGAATTAGTTGAAGCCGGGATATCAGATAAGTTTTGAATAGGTTCCTAATCCTTAGCAGTGGGCGCATTATTGCTGCACCTTGCGAAAGCCTTGTTTCCAAAGAAACCTGCCCAGTGCCTCGCCCTCCGCATCCACCTTCTCCTCACTCCACTCAGGCTGAATGTGGTGAAGATATTCGTGAATGAGAACTATCATGTAGCGCATAGGTGCTAGGGTAGGGTCAATCTCAATCACGTTGTTAAGATACTGCCCATGCGCACGCTCACGTCCTAGTTTACGGTGTACTACTTTCGGATGTTGTTTGCGCTTCATGTTCTATATTTGCGGCAGTGATTTAGTAGTATTGTTTTATGTTATTGATTGGACTAGCCCCTACAACGGTGGGGGCTTTTCTATTATCGAATCTTACCATTTACAATACGGT